TTCGTTCATTCCGAGGAATGACTGAGGGTAGGCACGGGCAGGATAGCCGTACTGCTTGAGGGACGTGTAGACGTGGTGGGAACCCCATCGGTCGAAGCATACTTCCCTGCAGCCAGTGAAGTGTGCCAGTATTCCCTTGTTGCCATCGTCTCCGATAAGGGCCGTAAGAATTGCGTTTTCGTCTACGGTATCCAGAGGGGATGTTGCATTGATGACTCCAGCTTCCCACCATTGACTGTAAGGTAGATTCTGCTCCTGTGATCGTTTGTAGATAGACGCTGCTGGGCACCAGCCCCAATGGAGCATAACACCGTAGCGAGGGAACCACATGTTAAACGATGCGATGTCCTGCACTGAAGCGTTGTCGAATCCAGCGTAGCACTCTTCATCCTTCAGGAAGTCGATCTGTTTGATGAACCATGACCAGTATAACTGGTAACGGCCAATGTACACGTCCACCGAAGTAGCCGTTGAGAATTTCTGGTCAAGGCAGATGTTATGCCATGTCGGATGCTCGGACATCCATTGCTTGATAGCCACGATCGACAGTAGTGGGAGTTCTGGATCTGCGTTACCGTAAGACCAGATGTGTGACGGAATCCATGCTGTCTCTGTCTTGGTTCGTACGTTAAGGTGCAGGCGGAGGAATCGGTTAAGTTCTACAGGGTTGTTCTCTGCGTTACGCACGAGTCTCTGAAAGTACTCTTCAGTGATACTTTTGCCGTAGTTAGGGTTGGCTTTCTGCCATACCTTCTCTGATCTGAAGTCGTCGTTAATCTGAGCTTCGTAAATCACTGGCAGGAATGTTGGTTCCCATTGTTTGTCGGAAGCTATGGCTTTTGCTTTATCGTATAGACTATTGCACACAGAAGGCTTGTCGTAGTCAGCAGTTGTTGTGTATACGATAAGTGCCTGCCTACGAGCACCAGTACCTGTCAGTAGTACGTCGATGAGTTCGGAGTTTGGGTGTGCATGAACTTCGTCGATGTACACAAACGATGGTGATAATCCGTGTTTGCTATCGGCAACTGAAGATAGTACTTTGAATATTGTGCCGTCGATGTGCTCAAAGGATCGTGTAGACCTGAATACTTTCTTTTCACGCAGTCGGGACAGGAGCTTAGGGTTGTTCTCAATCATGTACTGACAGTGGCGGAAGTTGTTAGACGCTTGCTCTACATCTGATGCCGCACAAAACAGTTGTCCACGTTTTTCTTTGTCTACAAAAAACATGATCAAAGATACCACAGCACCAAAAGCTGTAGTTTTGCCCTGCTTTCGTGGGCAGTATATGAAGCACTCTTTGTATCTGCGGTAGTCAGTACCAGTCTGCTTCCAACAGAATAGGTTGGCGTAGATGCAAGACTGCCATGTTTCTGGGATGAATGGCAGACCGGTGTTCTCTGCTTCAGGGTAGCAACACTCGTTAACAATAAAACTGATGATTTTATCCCATTCCTCGCAGTCGAAGTAATATCCTTCTGCGGACACAAATGGGTTATACGTGGGGAGACCTTTGATGAACTTAACAGTATTAACTTCTTTCCATTTCCACCCGATCAGCTTGCCATGCTCGTAAATAGTCTCAGGTATCTTGATCTTTCGTGGTCCTCGAATGTACGCTTCTTCAGGTGTAGTTTCGAGTTCCAAATCTTCAACGTACATGTTAGTTCAACCTATTTGATGGAGAGAGCGTCGAGGGTGCTCCATCCTTTGTTCAGCCTACGAGCTAGAGTGTACCTAGGGATACCGAGTTCTCTAGCCCATACAGACAAGCACTGTGTCTTGCCAAATGCAGTTATCATTCTTGAGTTACGTTTATTCCTGTTTTGGTTTTCTTGCAGAACCCAGATGCAGTTGTTGGCAGAATACGGTTGGTCATTATTCTTTCGCTCGATAGTATGCTTGGGAGATGGAGGGTCCGACATATCTGCGTAAAAAGTGTTAAAGTCTAACCATTCGGGTGCGACAGTAATGCCTCTTCCGCCGTAGTGCTTGTAGTCTTGATTGTTCACGTTTGTACATCGCGACAGCACATGGCACCAAGTGTTGTACACTTTTGTATGGCGTTTTCCATGCCTAAATGCTCGTTTAGATTGCAACTCTTTTTGCAGGCATCCACAAGATTTAGATGCTCCAGATTTCACGTTACAAACTTGGCACAGTACGTATCTGCCGCAAGAACACTCAAACACAGCAAGTGTACTTGGTGTCCCTTTTATGCGAAAGAATGGACCGTACTGAGACAGTCTTCCATTGACTATAGGCACATCAGTGTGTCTAATAAACATGTTCAACTTCCTTAATAGTTGGACCGCGGTCCCGAGTGTTAGTAGCACTGCGGGATCATTTCATATCAATTATCGAAATTCAAGGTGTCTGTCTCGAACGACATGACTTCTGGGTCAGTACCTGTTCCAACGTAAGGCCAAGTGAAGGTCAGTACGCCTGAGTACTTGTAACCGATAAGCCCCTTAGCAGTTTCTGAGGAAGTAAGCTGTACGACTGCGTATGGAGCACCTGACGTTCCGGTACCCACAGGATCGGTGAAGGCTGCTGTGCCTGTGATGATGCGTGTGCTGTCTGTTTCCTTGGCACGCTTGATTACAAAGGTTGCTGTGGCGTCAGCGAAGTTCAGAGAGCCTGTAGACGAGATCTGATTCCCGGATGTGTCTACAATCGGAATCTGGATAGAACGACCGTTGGCAGTCGTGTAGGAGTCTCCAATCGTGAGAGTATCAGGAAACTCGGTGATGGTTCCGGGAGTGAGCACTGATGCCGCTAACAGGGAACTGATACCTGATGTTGTACCGATCAGGTCTGTCTTGGCTTTTACTTCCAGTAGAGTAGCCTGTGAGGCATCACCTGCGCCACCACCACCACTCGGAGCAAGCTCAAGCATATTGGCAGTGAACTGGTAAGCAGCACCGTCTACAACCAGTCCGGTATCAACCTTGTCTAAAATAGTTTTAGCTGCGGCCAATGCAGTACTCGTCGCCAGCCCACTCTGAATCTGACTAACCGGATGGATATGCAGCGACACGATCGTAAACGCCACCCCGTTGACCGGAACCGATGTCAACGCCTCCTCTAAGATAATCGTCTTTGTGGCTCCAATATAGTCGTAAATCGCCCGAACCTGTCCGGCCAATGCCCCATCGGTGAACACCAGCATCGAGTCATTATAGAAGTTATCGACCGCTGAATCGAGTCCAGTAACGAACGTAGTTGTGGTCGCAGACGCATCAATGACAGTTGAGTCGATTTGTTGGAATGCAGTTGTTTGACGAAGTCGCTTACCAGATGAAGTGGCGACATTATGCGTGGCACCTGTTAGTGGCTCGTCCCAGATCAGGTCAACCAGTGCGGCAGTAGCAGTGGAGTCCAGTACCGCTGCTATTCGTCCAGATTCCAGTGCAGCCGGAAGTCGAGTCTGGATGTCGTTCGTGTCGCTCTGGATCGCGATCAATTGCGTATCGAGATTTGCTGACGCCAGCCCGATAGCAGACCGCACGCCAGCGGCATCCAGCCCGCCACTCGCTGAATACGATCCGACAGTATTATCAGTCGCTACGCCAATCGCAACCAGCGTCGGCGATGGCACTGCGAGCGTTCCGGTATATTCGGATGCCGCACCGAATGTCGTCGCCATCCTAACGTCTGCAGTGGCTGGATGTCCGACAGAAATACCTCCGGTGTAGAGTGTTCGCGATCCTAAGTCACTGTAAACTGCAGGATCATATGTGCGGTACTGATGCTCTAGCGCCGCAGAAGAATTGACTCTGTAGATAACGTATGAAAAAATGGATTTGGTGTTTACGCCTGAAACAATATCCCCGCAGTGCAACAGGTTTCCAGATTGAGCCGCAGAGTACATCGCAGGCGACGTTGTTGATGCAATCAAATCGCCGACAACAATCAACGGCGATGTGAACCCAGAATTTGTGCTATCGATGCCGGTTCCGGCAGATGCCTGTACATTCCCTGTGATCTGGATCGTACTATTACCACCAATACCGATCCCTGAAGCACTTCCAGATGCAGCACCTGTCACCGTGCCCGTTATTGTTGTTGTTCCACCCGTGCAAAAAACGCCTCTTGACCCTGCCCCGCCTGTCACATTTCCGACAATTTGCAGGGTTCCTGCAGAGTTGCTGCACCCATACGCGGCACTCGCAACAGAACCGCCAGTAACGGTGCCAGTGACTGTAACGGTTGCGGCTGCGGACAATGTAATTCCGACAGCGGTTGTTACAGCACCACCCGTGACGTCTCCAACAATATTACTGGTTGCGCCAGTGCCAGATCTGACAATCACCGTAGTCGTTCCTGCTACCACGTTGGCGGTGACAGTCACTCCAGCAGCGAGTATAAATCCACCGCCTGCAGTTCCGCCAGTTGCTACGGTCGTCAGTGTCGCACAGGTGACGTTGACATTGATCGTGATCGACGTTTTTCCGTTGGCTACTAAAATGTCGCCCGCTGCGAGCGAGGCCCATGTAAGCCAACTACCACCGCCCCCAGCGGCGTCATTCCACTGGTTAACAGAGTCGATATTGACGCTACTATTTTGTGCGAACCATGTTGCCATCGCGATTAGCCTCCCACCAGCCAGGTATCAATTGCAGACTCAATCGCCGTCGTCAACGCCTGATCTACGTCAGATCCTTGCCCCTCTGTCAGCATAGCAAGTCTGACCTGCTGACCGTCTCGCACGACGTTCATGGAGACTCGTAGGGTTCCGCCAGTACGATTGATCGAGAGCAGCACGTCAGCCCCGACCAAATATGCTGCTGAGCATTCTTCTGGGGTGACAGGCTCTAAGCCTCCCTCAGCCGCTAAGGTAGACTCAACCACGCCAAGACTCAGCAATTTGTCAGCAACTCCGGGATTTAATTGCGACTGCAAAGACTCCACCAGCCCAACCGTGATCGGATGGGCGAAATACATGCCACCGTCGAGGCTCGCATCATTAAGCCGAGCCACTCCAGCCTGACCAATCTCGTCCGCCGCCATCACTCGCAGTGTGTGCCGCATGTCAGCATCACCGAGCGTCTGGTAGACCTCAGTGTAAAATGCTTTTGTGGTGCGAGGACGCTGCATAGGAGCGTTCAGGATCGCAGCAACGGCATCCCAGTCGCTGGCTTGAGCTTCAGTGAGTGCGTGTTCGCGGATTAGTTGACTCAGCATCTCAAAACCCCTGTAAATTTCACACTTCATACAAGCAGCGGAATCGAAGTCCACTGCTTACCAGCTAAACATCATAGCAGTAACGAAGAAAGCCCACAGGGACTCAAAGTCTCCTTGAATACCTGCGTAATGGTGTCGAGACTGAGTATGTGGGTTGTACCGTGAGAGTATCAAGCTGGCTTATGAGTGTCAACGTGATTCTGTTCATTTTGCTCTCTTTGGTATACTGTAAGCTGGCCCTTC